TTGGCAACGTGACACAACCGAAGGTGTTTTTTAAACAGCCATTGCCGGACGTTTACGATTACCGAGCGCAGCCGGTAATTATCACGGCCACGGTTGGTTATGCGTCAAACGGTGTTCCGCCGGCAGTGTTGCACGCGGTTCGTTTATTGGTTTCGCAGTATTACGACATTCGCGAAAATTTCGCAGTTGGCACGGTTGTTTCCAACGAGATGCCGAACGGGATTAAGTCGTTGTTGTCACCTTATCGAAATGTTTATTTTGTATGAGATTAGGCCGTTTAGATAGACGAATAGCATTGCAGCGATTGACTTACACGACGGGCGATTATGGCCAGCGCGTTGAAGGGTGGACGGCCATTGCTACGGTATGGGCGAACGTGGACACGCGCGGAGGTAATGAAAGCGAAAAGGCGCAGACGGAATTTCCAGCGCGAAAGGTAATTTTCACTTGCAGATTCCGAGACGATGTTGGCCCGGATGATCGCGTCGTGTGGGATAGTGACGTTTATCAGATTGTCACGGTGGAGGAAACGCACTACACGCGCAAAAGATATTTAAAGTTACACGCTATTTTAAAAGGCCGCCAAGATGGTTAATATAAATTTTGATGATAAGGAGCTGCAAAAGTTTTTAAAGCGCGTTGCATATTGCGCGGAGTTTGGCCGCAAAAATCAGCGTGAAATGTTGAAGATAAACCGTCGCGTGTCAAAAACGTACTGGATGACGGCGCGCCGGAACATTCGCGACGCAAAAGAAGTTTTTAAGGTTTATAAAAATAAGTCAGTTTATCGAGAAGTTACACCGGGAACGCTCCGGCGTTCGATGGGTTCCTGGCGTTCAGGGCGTCGGACAAATGTGATTTTAGCCGGGCCGCGAGCGTTTACGAAAGCTCCAAACATAAACGCAGATGGTTGGTTTGGTTCAATAGTTGAAAGTGGACACGTTGGAACATCAGCTTCGAAAAACACGCGAAATAAAGGAGTTTTTGAACGAACGTTAAAATCAACAATGGAAACGATGCGCGTTCAGCAAATAAACGAATACAGAAAAGAATTTAAACAATACACGCGATGAACGTTGTCGGAATAGCGATTAACTATATTTTAGAAAACGGAACGACTAATTTGTCCGCGCAACCGGATTTCGCGCAGAACGATTTTGCCGACACATACATCGTTTATCGTGTTGTGAATGTAACGCCCAGCGACACAAAAAGCGGCGTTTCTACCTTGGATGAGGTTGATGTAGAAATAAACATTTACAGCACTATTTTGGCGACGGTTGCCGATTTGGCGCAAAAGGTTCGCGCCGATTTGGATCGCGTGGCGCATGGTACATATGCCGGCGTAACATTGCAAGGTGTGCAATTTACGGACGAGGACACCGGTTACGATTATTTTTCGAGGAGGTACGAATGCCAGCACACGTACACATTTCGAGTTGAGCGATAAATTTTGTAAATTTGCATTATGGAATTAAAAGTATTAAAGGCCATTCGGGGTCAAAGATGGGTAAAAGGTGACACGATTAACGTGTCGCGCGATTACGCTAAAAAACTTATTTCCAAAAATCAGGCGTGCTTGCCTGGGGAATACTTGGAAAAGATAGCAGTTAAAAAAGAAGTTAAAAACGACGAAAAATAAAATAAAATGGCACAAACACTTAATGTAATGAACGGCACAGATTTGGCCGTTTATTTTGGAACTTCGTCAGGTTCTGAGGCATTGATCGCACACGCGACCGAATGTTCAATTTCATTCAGCGAGGACGCGCGCGACATCACAACCAAAGATTCTGCCGGATGGCGTGAACTTTTGGAGGGGTTAAGATCGTTCACCGTATCAACGTCGCACCTTCACGCAGAGAACGACACGACGAACGTTCAAGATATTTGGAGCGCATTCAACACGCGCGCGACGGTAAACTTGCTAATTTCAACCGAGCAGACCGGCGATTATCGTTTTGCGTGCGAAGCGAGAATTTCAAGCATTGAAATGAGCGCGGCGACCGAAGATAACGTTACTTATTCTGTATCGTTTGAAGGAACTGGCGAGCCAACGTATTTGGAAATTACCTAATTTTTGAACCATGACCAAAACAATAAAAATTGCAAATCGTGAATTTCCGGTACGAATGACGTTAGGCGTTTATCGGAAATTCGATAACAAATTCAAGTCCGAAGGGATGAGCGTTTTGAAAATGGGCGACGTGGGAAGTTTACGAACAGAACACATCGTGCAGTTGGTTTTTTACGGCATTGAAGCGGGCGCAAAATTTGAAGGCGAAAAACTTGATATCGACGTTGAATGGATTTATGAAAACGTTGAAGTTTCAGAGCTGGGCGAGTTAATGAGCGCAATGGGCGTGGAAGATGACGCACAAAAAAAAACGTAAGTGATGAAAACGGCGTTTCGTTGAATTGGGATGATATAGAAAAAATAGGGTTAGGGCATTGCGGTTTTAACCCTATTTTGTTAAATGAAATGACGTTCGATGAATTTAACGCGGCGGTAAAGGGCAAACGCGAAATGTTAGAGGCCGAACAGCGCGAAGAATGGGAGCGTATCAGGTGGCAAACGTGCATTTTGTTGCAACCGCACATTAAGAAAGGAACCAATTTAACCGAACAAAAACTAAGGCGTTTTCCTTGGGAGCAGAATATAAACACAAGCGGCGCACCAACAGCCGAACAAATTGAAGCAAGTCGCGAACGGATATTAAAACGAGATGGCAAAACTAGGTGATTTAGTCGCGCGAATAGGCGCAGACACAAAAGATTTTAATCAGGCATTAGGCGACGTCCAACGTCGGTCGCAAAAAATGTCCGGTAACATTAAGAACCTGGGCAAACAGATGTCGATGTCGATCACCGGACCGTTAGCGTTGATTGGCGCGTCGTCGTTTAAAACATTTATGTCGTTCGAAGCGCAGATGGCGAAGGTAAAAGCCGTTTCCGGAGCGACGGCGGACGAGTTTAGCCGATTGGAAGCGAACGCGAAGCAGCTCGGCGCATCGACGAGGTTCAGCGCGTCGGAGGTGGCGGAGTTGCAGACAGAATTTGCCAAGCTCGGATTCACGGCGGACGAAATTACAAAAGTAACGGCCGCCACGTTGGCATTGGCCCAAGCGACCGATAGTGATTTGGCAAGAGCTGCGGAGGTTGCCGGATCGACATTGCGCGGTTTTGGTTTGGAAGCAAGCGAAACGGGGCGCGTTGCTGACGTGATGGCGTTGTCGTTTAGTTCGAGCGCGCTCGACATGGAATCATTCGCGGAATCGATGAAATATGTTGCACCGGTGGCGAATAGTGCCGGTATGAGCATCGAACAAACGACGGCCATGCTGGGAGCATTGGCGAATGCGGGTATCAAAGGAAGTCAGGCGGGGACCGCGTTACGTCGTATTATTTCGGAGCTTGGCGCGACGGGTGGCGACGTTGCTCTGGCCATTGACAATTTGGCTAAAAAAGGTTTGAATTTAGCCGATGCAAAAGATGAAGTTGGACGATCAGCACAAAGCGCGTTGCTCGTTTTATTGAAGGAGATGCAGACGGTCGGCCAGCTTGAAACGGCATTTAACAACGCAGCCGGATCCGCTAATAAAATGTCGGGTATTATGGACGCCACGGCGGACGGAGGATTGGCGCGGATGAATTCAGCCATTGAGGCGGCGCAAATTTCGTTAGGCCAGGCATTAGCTCCGGCGGTTACACGCGTCATGTCGATTATTAGTGATTTAGCATCAAGATTTGCGGAGTTAGGCGCATCGACACAAAAAGCCATTGCAATTTTTGGAGGTTTTGCGGCTGCCATTGGTCCGATTTTATATGTTTTGCCACAAATCGTTGCTGGTTTCAATCTTGTAAAATTAGCAATAATACGCGGATTGATTCCGGCCCTCAAAAGATTATACGCGACGTTATTGGCGAATCCATATTTGGCAATTATTGCGGCGGTTGGGGCGTTGGTTATGGCGTTGCACAGTTTTTATAATAAACAAAACGACGTTCATGAAGCTACGGAACAAGCAAACGCAGCACTAAAAGAGCAAAGCGCGATTTTACAACAAGCGGTAAAAGGGGCGGCGG